GCAAACGCAAGACTATATATGGTGACTGATGATGTGGATACAGATGGCTCTGGAAATGCTACAATCAATATCTGGCCTAACATTCGTGTGGCATTTGCCGATAACACCGCTGTTGTGACCTCTAACACAGTTGGGGCATGGAGGCTGAACTCTGCATCAGTATCTTTCCAGACCGACAGCAACTCTTTCACCCAGATCAGTTTCTCTGCAAATAGCGTGGTATAATGTCCAGAACACTCCCGACACAGATTGCTGACGCCATTGACTCTGATGAGGCTTACCTTTTCTGGGCTGTAGAACTGTTGTTTGATGGCTCTGATGCTTTAAGGTTGTGGTCTGGTCTTGGTGATCTGGTACTCGACTCAAACACCTATACAGGTGCAGGAGAACTCATCTCTCTGTCAGAGATACAAGAGAACTCCGATATTGCTGCTTACGGTGCTACCATTACCCTTAGCGGTATCCCAAGCAGCATCTTGGACAAGGCTCTCGCTGTTCCCTATCAAGGTAGGCGGGCTGCTGTTCACTTTGGTGTAATCACCGATCCCAATTCTACTACACCTACTTATACATCCCTATCTGTGTTCACTGGAGAAATGGACCAGATGAACATCAACTACGGTCCAGAGACTTGTGTAATCTCTCTGGATGTAGAGAGCAGGCTTGTTGACCTCCAAAGGTCTAGGATCAGGAGGTACACCAACGAGAGCCAGAAGAGCAGGTTTCCTGACGATGATGCCTTTGAATTTATCACCCGACTACAGAATGAGCAACCAGAATGGAAAACGAACGATCCGGCAACTTAATAGAATACTTCAAGAAAAACAAGGACAGACCTTTTAGTTGGCCTAACCATAACTGTATGACCTTTACATCTGAGTATGTTGAGTTGGTGACTGGAGAACCCCTATTTCCATCGGAATATCTCTACGGCAATGGTAATTGGAAAAGGGCTTACAAGTCTAGCAAGAGGTTCTTTCAGGACTTTGGTCACTCTGATATTGTTAGTTACGTAGACACTAGGCTTGACAGAGTTCTGACACTATACCCAGAAGACGGCCTTATTGTAGCCAAAAAAGACCCCTTTGGTTATATCTTTGGTCTTACGCTTGAAGACTACTGCTTCTTCCTCACCGAAAAAGACGGTTTGTTGGGGTTAAAGCCTGAGGGCGGAAACGTCTATTGGAGAGTTGAATAATGCCTTTTCTTGGCCCCGTTGTTGCTGCTGTTGCTGGTGCTCTTGGTGTCTCCACCACTATTGCTGCTATTGGCTTGGCGGTTGTTGCTGTTGCAGTCGTCTCACTTATGGCAAACAGGGCGAAACTTGGCTCACCCCTAAACAGCCTTGAACAAGACTCCCTCTCCAATATCAATGAGGGGTATTCAAGCAACGTAAATGCCCTTGGTCCTGTCCTCCCCCATCAGATTGTCTATGGAGAGGCTAGGGTAGGTGGCGCTATTGTATACCAGGGTTTGTCAAATGGACAAAAGAGGTTCCATAGAATTATTGTATTTGCTGCTCACGAGATAGAATCTTTCGAGGCTATCTACATAAACGATGAAGAAGTAACTCTCGACGTAGATGGTTACGTAACTAATCCCTCTCGGTATGTTACTGCGGATACTGACTTCACTGGCACCGATCCAAATGGTATCGTCAGGATCACCACCCACTTGGGGACAGACGATCAAGCGGCAGACGCAGATGCAGTAGCAGAGATAGCGGAGTGGACAGACAGCCATAAACTCAGTGGAATGGCGTATGCCCATGTCCGCTTCGACGGTCTAGAGAATTTTGGCTCTGGTATACCTAACATATCTGCGAAGATCAGGGGTCGTAAGGTCTATGACCCAAGGACAGATACTACTGCTTGGTCTGCTAACCCGGCTCTGTGTGTCAGGGACTACCTTCTTGCAGACTTCGGCCTTCAGGAAGATGCCTCAAGTATTAATGACACCCTGTTTAACAACGTAGCAGACTTCTGTGATGAGGATATTGGGGGTTCACCTAGGTTCCAGTGTAATGGCTCCTTTGCCCTAGACAGCACACCGGAAGAGATTATCAGGAACCTAATTTCCTCCTTCGGGGGTATCTTCTGGAACTACCAAGGCCAGTGGGCAATACAACCTGCTGATTGGAGAGAGAGTTCTCTGTCTCTTACTGAAGATGATCTTAGGGGTTCACTTGAGGTTGCCACAAGGCATAGCCGTCAATCAAACTTCAACACTGTTGTAGGTCAATACAAAGGTGAAGAGACTGACTGGCAACTCGACAACTTTAGGCCTATTCAGGATGAATTGTATCTACAAGAAGATAATGGGATTGTCGCTGCGAGTGAACTAAAACTGTCATTCTCTACAACTGAGAACCAAGCCAGACGTATCGCTGCAATCTACCTCAGGAAAAACAGGCAACAGATTACGGTGAGTGGCACCTTTGGCCTAAGGGCTTTGGGGGTTAAAGTTGGGGATACAGTTGATCTAACCATCGACCACTTGGGGTGGACCAACAAGACCTTTGAGGTTGTTGACTGGAGACTGTCTCAAGAAGAACTAAAACTGGTTGTAGGTATGATCCTCAGGGAGACCAATGAAGAGGTCTATACCGGGGTTGTCAGGGCTATCACTGATGAGAGTGGAAATGCGCTTCAAGATGAGAGCGGAAATGAACTGGAGGCTATTGTACTGTAATGGCTAAAATTAACAACACATCTACCTTCCCTATTGTTGCCGCTAATGATATAGCCAACGGGGACTTGCTTATCGGTACTGATGTATCCGATACTACCAACGATGCTGCCGGTGAGACCAAGAACTTCAGGGTTGGTGACCTTCGTGGTGCCATGACCCTGATTACCTCTGCTTCAGTGACAACCTCGTCGGCAGTAGTGGATATAACGAACTTTATTGATTCTAGTACATATAACAGTTACTTTCTTTACTATGATAGTGCGAGAATTTCGGGGACAGGGACTTCTTATTCTTTGATTCTCACAGGTTCAAATGATGGGTTTTCTACTACAGTGACTGGTATTACCCTTGGAGCAGGCATTGCTGGGACGGGTAATGCTAATCCAGAGCAGGCCCACGGTTTTATACAGTTTGGCAACTTGGCTATGGGTTCCCATATAGTCTCATCTAGGTATACAATAACAAGGGTGTCTGATAAATCTTATACAGGTTCGGATACCGATTTTCTTTCTATCAACAATGGTTCCACCCCAATTACTGCCCTACGTATTTATGCGAGTCTTTCTGAGGACATAGAAAATCTTAACTACTACATATATGGACTAAGGAACACCTGACATGCCCAATAAAACTGTAAACGGTCAAACAGTCGAAATGACTCAAGAGGAATATGACCTCTTCTTGGCTCAAATTGCGGAAGCCAACGCTCCGACTAACCAAAGTGTAAATGCAGAAAGAGATCGAAGACTTCTTGAGGGCAGGGGCTTTACTCCTACCGGGCATGACTCTTCTGTGAAGATTAACTCCTTGGATGAACCTAACCTCAATGGTTTGGCAACTTTGGCTGTGGTTCAATCTGGTGCTGGTAATGGCTCTGCGACAGTGAACTGGCGGGACAATGACGATGTTTTGCACACCCTGACTTTTGATCAGGTGATTGAACTCTACGGCCTTGCAGCAGCATATAAACAAGCTATTTACGCAGCCTCGTGGGCTATCAAGGACCTTGACCCAATTCCAGAAGATTACGCGGATGACAGTAGATGGCCAGCGGTGTAAGAAGATATTTTACAGAGTTATTCTCTCTGGGGTCTAGGTCTCTCAACGTTATTACTGGGGGTGTTGCCGACATGACCTTTTCGGCAAGGTCCTATAAGGATGGGCTGTGGACAGAGCATGTAATAGACTTCTTTTTAGGTGAGGGTCATTGTAAAAAGTGGTACTATTTCGATGTCCAGAGAGCAGAAGATTTAATAAAAGAGCATAACAAAAGAGAAAAGGCCCTAGGTTAATCCCTAGGGCCTTTTCTTTTGTCAACCGTCCATATGTGTTCCCGGTGGACTCATCTTAACAACGGGAATACACAAACTGATGGCAACATCAAAGGACTCGTTGTTCGCTGCATCAACGTCCCCCCTTTGTCTTCGTAACTCACACGTCTCTCGGTCTGGGAAAAACGTGGGGACCACAACCTGTGTACAGTTCTGGGGTTCCATCGGTTGTCCACCTAGGCAGGCAACTACAAACATAGCATAGACCATTATCTCTCTTTCCTTTCGATAATCCTGTTAATATACCAGACTGCTTTCCTAAGGTCCTCCGTTCCGTTCTTGTAGGGCCACCTCCATAGGTACTTGAAGGCGTTCTGCCAGAGGTAGGCAGTGTGAGTGTCTACGTTGGCACCCTCTGCCATAGCCTCCATTGCCTCAATACATTCCACTTTTCCGTTATTGTAGTGAATTGGGTGGTTAACGTTGTCCTGAATGTCTTTAGGTACGAAGTCTGTCATGTCAGGTCCACTATCTCACAGGTGTCACCAGAGCAGGCCATCGTCTGCATACCAACAGTGTTATCTTCTGCTTCATACGAACTCAAACCAGACCAGTCGATACCCTTGGGCATGAACTCCAACATCTGCTCATAATCATGCTTGTAGATTTCTTGGTAGGGGGCCTGCTGGTAGGAGTGTTCAGAGTAGGGCAAAAAGGATACACCACTCATCTCATCAAAGTGCTTGTAGACAAATGCACCCACTTCCATCCACTCATCAGGCTTAACCATGATCGTCACCGAGGGCTTGTGTTCACACCAGTGTCGTTGATAGGTAAGCCAGAGTTCCAGATGTTCAATAGCCGTAAGGTCACTTGTTACCACCGCACCTTCTGGTGCCTTCTGGGGGAAACTGAACACAGTGGTAGTGTCTGGCTTCATAACGCAAGGCTCATTAGGGATACCCTTGTCTTTCATGAATTGAGTAAGAGGGTCTTTATTATCTCCACGGACAGTGCGGATGTAATACTGACTATAACGAGGGTGAATGCCAGAAGCACTATCCACAAGCTGTGAAACAGTACCGGATGGCTTGACACAAGTGATAGCAGTAGACTGTGGTATGCCCAGACGCTCAGACCACTCAGCATTAGTAGCAATAGCCACACCACGAATATGCTCAAGGGTCTTCTCCAAACCTTCGTTAGAGTGTGTCAAAAGAGGGTTGTCCATAATGCCCGTCAGAGAGACTCCAAGTAGACGCTCCTCTTCTGTGTTATCTTTCCATTTCTTGCGGAGATACGGAAAATGTGTGTATGTGGACTGGATGGTTCCCAGTATGGTGGCAAGCCGTACTTTCCGCTCCAAGTCCTCAAGAGTGTCTCCAGATCGGACAACGACTTCTGTGAGATTGCAGAACTGGTAGGGTCGGAGGATGATCTCACTACAAGGGTTAGTTCCAAAATCGGGACTTGGGTCTCGTCGTCCATTCTTAGCCGCCTGTTTCTGTGATGCCACTCGGTTGAAGATACCTCGCTCACCTGATTTACTCTCGACCAATGCAAGCCACTCTCGCATGAAAGTCTCACTATCAGGTTTCTCCGTGTTGCAAGTGGAGTTGTTGGCTAGAGCACGTTGACTCTGACCTTCCCACCACATACCAGACTTGGCATGACGCATACGATCATCAGAGAGGTTGGAGAGACTAATCATTGCGGAACGACGAACACCGCCAACAACTACAATCTCACCAATCTTGCACATGATGTCATGGCACTCAATAGAGGAGAGCCTGCGCCCCTTGGCACCTTTGAACTTCTCAATGGTAAACCTGAACAAGTCTTCCAATGGTGCAGGACCAGAGGCCCTTCCGCCAAAGGTCTTTAGTTTAGCGCCAGCAGGACGAACACGAGATACATCCCACTTAGGGATTTCTCCAGCCCAAAGGAGGCTCAGGAGTTGACGATATGCCTTGGCCCAACCTTCTTTGCTATCTTTAACCGCAACGGTAGTGTCACTGTCGAACAGCTGGTCAGGAACCTCGGGAAGCCTTTGAACATACTGACGCTCGACAGAGAACCCTACACCAGTGCCACACAAGAGGATGAACATAGCCTCATCGAATGCCTTGGGGTCATCCACAGGCAGATAGGAACAGTTATAGGCACAGGTGTTGTCACGCTCAAGGGCAGGCCCAGCAGTCATCATAGCCCGCATCGAGGGCATTACCTCAAGATTCTTGACTGCAATCTCGATATCCTTGATAACATCCCAATCGAGAGACTCCATGTGGTCGTCAGTAATAACCCCTTGCACAACGTTCTCAACGTAACGGCCAACAGTCTCTTCCCAAGTCTCCCGTCGCCCTTCGTCTGGTAGCCATCGCGCATAACGACTGAGCGCAATAAACTGCATATATTCATTCATTTCCATTTGTTCTTTCTCTCCTTACACGAGGTCTGTCAAGTCGGGCTGTTCCACATTCGGGTTCTTCATGATCTTACCGTC